TTCTATTAATTGTAAATGTTGGCATCCCCGCTTCTTCAAGTGACTTTTGCTCGTCAGCAGTCAACTGTTCATCAAGATAAAAATCAAATCCCTTTTGACTCTTTGAACGCCAGCGTGTCCTATGAGTTCCATTTGCTCTTTCCCATAGTTGCTTGTTTACGCCAGCTTTGTTTTTTCTTCCTCTTTTAGCCATTAAAACTTGCTCCCACCTAATATTTTTTCAATTTTACCTACTATATCAGTACTGAAATTCATTTTTGCTCCGAAAGTGTTATTAGAAGTTTCTCCAAGCATTAACTTTCCGTATTTAGTTTCAAACCCAACAGAAGTAGGTCTTAAATCTATTCCCTTCTTATTAGCTACACTCCAAAGAGATACAGCTCCTGCAAATCCTAATGGATTCTTACCAACTCCTTCAAGAAAGCTTTTGGCCTGATGCTTATAACTTGACCATAATGTTTTTGGATTAGTAACATTTAGTTGCTCTGCAAAAGAAATGCCACTTTTCATCATTTCTTCATCCCTTTTAGTAGCCCCATATCCATAATTCAAAGCACCAGCATCACCTAACTTAGGTTTCTGATCCATCCTTCTAGGATTCTTGAATACTACACTTCTTTCATCACCTTCAGGCATTTATGCTACCACCCAACTTTTAGCTCTCTTTTTAGGCTTATACCAACCCTTTTCGTTCTTATTTTGCTTAAAATTAGGCGGAAAAGCGTGTATTTGCGCGTAATAAAGAGTCTCAACTGTGTCATCGTGAGCCATTTTCGGACCAAATGTAAGTATTTCATTAACTAAATCAAACATATTCTCTCTTAAATATATACTTCCTGTGCTAAATCTACCACTTAATCCACTATAAATCCTATTTCTCTTGTTCATCCCTCCTGGCTTTTCAGGAATGACTCCAATATTATACTTGTTTTCAATTCTTCTTCTCTCGTTTAAAGCTTGGAAAATTGACCTATTCATAGCCACATCTTCAACTGTGCTTGAAACACAATGGTATTTTTCGTGTAAATCCATTATATAATCAACAACACCCTTTTTGTCAAGTATATCTCCTTTATCATCACGACCTCCTACTGTTGGTATGCTTCTGTGTCTTTCATACTCTAACACATATATATTGTTATTCACATCAACAGCAATTACCATTATAACCGAGAAATCAGATGTTTTTGTATCAATGTCAGTGGCCGGGTCACAACCAATAAAAGTGTTACAAGGACGCTTATCACCGTCAACAACAATATAGTTAATACCGTCTTCGTGTTCGTAATAACCTTCCCAATATCTAATTTGTTTTCTATTCCAAACAGCATCTTCTTCACTCATTACCTCCATCATGTATTCTTGAAAAAACTTCTGGGATTGACCAGAATCTTGATAAAATTTCTTCTTTTCTTTTATTTTCTTCCTTGTAAAGAAAGACGGCCAAAGAGGGGCTCCACTGTCTAATATTGCTTTATAAGTAATTACTTTCCATGCAAAGTCCTTTTCTTTACCTTCTTTTTTAACCTTCGCGTGACGGGTAAGAAGATTGTTGATAAAGGAATCATAATGTACGGGAGTGCCATTAACACGCAACCGACCAGTATAAGGTTCGAGAGCAGGGTAAACAACAGCGGTAACCAAATTAGCGTTCTTAGCCCTCGCATCTGGAGTGATAGTATTCTGTTCATGTTCAAAATCATCTAATATAATCAGATCATATCTTTTATGAAGTTTTGCTCCTCCACGAATTCCAGCAACATTACTTTTACTTATTAGTTTACAATTATTTGATAACTCAATATCTTCTTCTGTCCACTTTCTTCCTTTTAGATTACCAAAATAATACTTTATACTGTCGTTAAATTCAAGATGATGTTTAATATAATCCATGTTACCAACAGATAGTTTTTGAGTCGCAGATACCCAAGCATAGAAATGCATATCATCCTTAGGACAAAAAACAAAATCTTTTATAATAGAGCATTTAGTTAAAACAGTTTTTCCATGTCCTCTCGGTAGAATAATCGCAAGTTGTTTCGCTTCCTTATCGTCAATGGCATCAGCCATTTCATAATGAAACGCAGGCGTTTCACTACGCATAAAATCATCTGGCAAAAAAAGTTTACCAAATGCTATCATATCCTTATAAGCTAGTCTTAGGGCTTCTTCTGCTTCGTTTACATTATGACTATTTATGTTCATCAGGTAATTCTTTTAGTTCCTTTTCAATATCCCTGTTTGGAGAAATAGACCTCCAAGTATTATATCCTTCTAAGAATTTTGGTAAATCTTCCCATTCTATATCTTTCTCAATAGCTTGCCTAATTCTTTTACCAACATCAGACTTACCCCAATGGTCTTCTGCCTCTATGAGAGATGGCTTCTTACGATACGCATCATATTCTTCTTTTTGACCACTTAATTCCCATCTCCCACCTGATAAATCCTTATCTAAATATCTATAATATGTATCCTTTTTACTTTGGTCACGCATATTTGGTTGAACCCATAAATACATATTTCCGTAATCGCCCCTTTGATATGGTTCATCAAAATCGAAGAAACCTATTGATCCGAATGCTTCTATTTCTTCTGACCGACCAGATAATTGTGGAGGAACTAATAATTCACTTTTAGGTTTCCCAAAAGGGCTAGTTTCCTCTTTTTGCATTGAGGTTATTAATTGATCTTCAATCTTCTTTTGGTTTGCCATTTACATTCTTCTCCAAATACTTTTTAAATTTATCTTCATTACCCTCAAAATCTACATACATATTCAGAACAACTTCAAGAGTGCCAACTTTTCTCATAAGCTCTTGTGTAATATAACTAAGAGTATCAACTGTTTGTATTAACTCTTGTCTTTTCATCTTCCTTTTTGATATCATATTCTCTCCGTGTGAACCCATTGTTTTTCTCCATCAGAAACAGCTTCGTATGATTTTCCTCCATATATCGCCTTACCATCATATATCCCTATTGAATCTACTTGGAATCTTTCATCATCATATTCAACAACACCAAATCCCTGTTGCCAATTATGTCTTGTACTAGCAGCTGGAACAATACCATTTAATTTAGCTAAAGTCCCAAGAGAAAGAGCCTGATAAAACTTAGGTTTTCCATGTGTCCATACTGTCTTATGAGCCATTTCAAGTCTGTGAACGTGACCTGTTATCATACTTACTCTCGGAGAGTCAAGCATTTTCGTTACACTTTGACCACTTTTTGCACCTACTTTATGCCCATGTATACAAACTAAATTATCATTAATATAGAATTCACCATGAGGATAATCACCTACATATTTAACTCCTAACTTCTCTAGTCCAAGTATATATGGAACTGATAGGATTGGAGGAGTATCTGGTTTATTCGCTTCTCTTATTCCATAAGCCTGAATAGTATTCTTAATGATACTGTCAATCATTCTCTTTTCGTGGTTGCCTTCAATATAAACCATCTCCTCACAATAAGGTCTTAAATCTGATATCCAACTCGCAAGAAAGTCTATACTCTCCTGTGTCGTGAAGAAAAACTCAGGGGAATGAATGAAATGAGTTGACCAATCTGGCAAATCAAGCATATCACCTAACATTATTATCCTATTTGGTCTTACATCCTTAATAACTTTTGTCACAATATTGATAGCATCCATATCGTGTAATGATGTTACTTCACCAGTTTGCATATCCCTCTTAAATCCACATTGGGAGTCTGGAACTATTATATCAACATTTAATTCCCTTTTAGGGATACTGACATTGAAATTGATTCCCTGAACATTGGCTCCTCTAACTACAGGCCATTCGCACTTAACTGGAACTATTCTTACAAGAGAAGCTTTTGCCTGGTAATTTGTATGGGTATTCCAAAATATCTTACCATCAACATCCTCCTTCGCTGAAACATCCCATTGGTTTATCTTGAAATTGGTTACTTTCCACTCATCTTCATCAATATTGAACTTATTCAACAATGTTTTAATGGTTGGTATTGAACCATCAGTCGTATTTGTATCTATATATAAGTAATTCATATCCTCACTCATAGTAGATGTAGAATCTACATTGTCGTACTCTGGATATGGAGTAGATGAACTATAATTTTCTTGGTAATCTCTATCACAATCTTTACACTTGTGCCTTTGAGTCCCTGAACTTGAAAATCCGTTCTTCTTGGAATTATCTGATCCGCATTCTGGACAACTCATGTTATTCTCCTTTTTCTGTTATTTGCTTTCTTTCAACTCCCTTTATCTCGTCAGGCGAAAATCCTTGAAACATTCCTATTATACCCATCTCTCTCTGCTTAATCGTAGCCCCAGTTGTTCCTATGATCTTTGCCAATTCTTTCGTGCTTTGTAATACAATATTGTCATCAGAACTACCATCTGACAAGCACTTTAATTTATTCAATACATATTGATGGTCAATACCTAAAGTCTTTGCCACGTCCATTACTGATTTTTCTACTTCTTTCATAATCCTATCCTGTTTTAATAAAATAACCGCCTTTTTTCTTGCTTCCAGTTCTCCACTTGCATTGAATGCATCTAAATAAGACTTAACTGGACCCATTCCTACTGCAACATTAGTTGCGAAAATCTTTTCTTTATTCGTAATCCCTTTTCTTTCTTTAACACTTTTTGGATCATTCCCTGAAAATGTATACCTATTCTGATGCTCTGAAAAATCCGTATCCATAGTGGAAAATTTAGTCTTAATGAATGTACCAACAATAGTACGTACCCATCCATCAGCATATTTATACGATTTTCTATCCCCTGGGTGCTTGATTTCATCAACAACTTTGAGAAGTTGGACTATTCGATCGTCATCACTCCAGACCCAATCTCCCTCTTGACCCTGTTTCCAGTCTTTTAGAGGGGTTTCGTCCGGATGATCGTTGTAGAATTCAGATATATGGTCATATATATAATATCTTTTATTTCGGATTTTGCGATATTCCATTTATGTCTTTTTCTTGAAGCTGCTTATACAAATACTCTATAAGACCATTGACCTTAGTTGGAATTATGAACACTTCACCATCTATTTCTATCGGATTTGTATCAGTATTTGAAAGGCGTTCAAGAATCTCCTCCTGGACTTTAACAGGCAACTTACCCATTTCTGTCATTCCATAAGCCATAATTATCTCAGAAACACTATCTCACCTGCAGCTGGAGCTGACGAATCTCCCTGATCTCTAGCTCCCGTAGCAGCTACTTTTAAAACAGTCCCAGCAGGAATTGCCTTAAAATGAACCCATGATCCATTTATAAAGAGCTCATAATTACCGGCTACCCCCACATAAACCGCCCTAGTAGTAGTATGAGTGGAGTTATTATCAGTAATACTTGAAGCATCAACGTAAGGAGCAACTCCTTCGCTAACAGTGAAATCCATTAATGATTTTCCCATGCGCAAAATTACCTAATAATTCGTTAAACTCTCAATGATTATTTTTTATCCCCCTCCATTGAATTGTACAAGCCAACCAAACACATATACTCGAAAAACACTTAAAAATTACACATGTAATATAATAGGGTCTGAATCGTAAAAGTCAAGAGATAATTTAAAAAAACCTAAAAAACTGCATCATTTTGATGTGTAGTCTTATTTACCTAGGTATCCCCTTATGGGGGATTATCGTAATCACGGATTACGTTATTTTTCATTTTCTATTATATATATATAGTTCTTCTATTATTTATACTTAACACTCTATGGAAGGAGGTGCTAATGGCACTAAACCTGACTCCTGAGGACATAGCTGCAGTCGCAGAGGCTGTAGTTGAACTCGGTGGTCAACCTGTAGACAACGGCTCTCATAAAGTTGACGATGAGATTCAAGCAGTGTTCGACGCCGAACCTGATGAGTTTCTAGCCAAAGTTATGATCGAAACCAAGGACCTCAGTCTTGCTGAACGTCGGAGGGTTCGAAAAGCCAAAGCTATCGAAGCAGAGGACCACAGTGTGCTGAACACTGGATTCGTGCGTCGACAGTGGCGGCAAGTAGCTTTTGCGCTACGTTCAAACCGGCGCTAAGCGTCGGGGGCTCGGTGGAGCCTGGGAGAGACAGCCCATTCCACCAAAAACTTCTTTTTTTCAGCCATTTTATTGTTTGTATGTCTATTACAGGCAACTTTTGGCAAGAGTAACACTGTTCTAGGCAGTGGCCCACCATGTGAGCACCCAGAATGAGGATAGTAGCAGGCTCCTCTACTCTTACCTTCATAGACTTGACTGTCTTTTATATATAACTTGGGCATGTACATGTCCGAAGACTTTGTGGACTTGGATACAGGACGAACAGTCGTACTCCAATGGTAATGTGCTAGCAGATATGGCTGCATCTTTTCAAGTCCACTATAATTGATGGGAGTACTGAGTCTAAATACGTTGCTCAGGTGATAGCGAGCACACTCAGCATCAATACATATCGCGGGGAGGTGAAACGGTAACACACCTGGTTCATACCCAGGAGATAACAGGTTCAATTCCTGTCCCCGCAACTAATGAGAGGCTGCTCACCCTAGTAGGGTATTATAGGCAGAGTAATGGACTGCTGTGGACATAATGCCCGAAATTTTCTACAAAAGGTATAACCTGATCAATTATATCACGAACTGGTAATAATCAGTTGCAATAGGGCTGGAAGCGCCTTACACATGAGTGACTATGCTAGGCTCATTCAGATTTCACCTTCTACTTTGTGGCGG